TGCGCGGCCAATGCAGTCTGCTCCTGCTCGCTCTTCAGAACCGCCGCGTCTTGCGTCAATTCTGCAGTCTTGATCCGTTCTTCGGTCAAGTTGTCCGATGCGTTCAGCGCGATCTTGATCTGCTGTTCGCGGTTTTTGCTCAGTGCGTCGTTCTTCAGACGCTCTGCTTGTAACTGTAACTCCACTGCGTCGCGCTCTGCACGTCGCTTGGTCTCGGCCATTGATGTCTGGAGGATCACCTGATCCGAGCCGTCCATCTGTGGCTTCGGCTTGAGCTTCTGCACAGTCTCCAAGATCTGTTGCATCGCGGGCATGACCTTCGCGAACGCTTCTTTTGCGTCCATCTGTGTGTGCTGGGACGCCAACGCGTACAGCTTGTCGATCTCGCCGGTGATTCCCGCAATGTCGTAATCTTTCACGGGACGTCCAAGCGATTCCTCGACATAGCCGTTCATATGGCCAAGATACCAAAGCATCAAGTGTTGCTTGAAATGCTCGAGGAATGCGGGTAAGAATGCTGGTGCGATGATCGGGTTGGACCCCAGCATAGGGTTCAGAGCGAAATCGAGGTGGCTCTGAATATGCGCCAACTGGTTCTGGTGCGGGTACGCAAACGCGGCACGCCCAATCGACATCGCCGCATTTTCTTCTGCCGCATTGATTTCCATCGGCTCGGCGGTGGCGGGCATCAACTCCTGCACGTTCGGTATCTTCATCTGCTTCAACGCACGCTGGATGACGGCACGACGATCGAAAAGATCGGGGTACTTGTCCATGTAGGCCATCACCGCTTGGGTCTGGGCCATACGCTGAGTCTCGGAGAATATGTGCGGATCGCTCACCGGAATCACGTCGGTATTTCGATTGAAGTCTTCGCGGCGAATGTCCAGCTCTTGGACCACATCGCCCATTCGCATTTCGTCCAGATACCAGCGATTGATACGCTGAAGTACCCTCAGAACCCGCGATTGAGAGTCGTGCAGTCGTGCGTGAATCGCTGAGAATACCTTCGAACCCTGCTCGATCAACGCTTGAGTCGTTCCGACTGGCGTGTTGGCATTCATCTCGGCGATTTTCTCCTCGGAAGTGGTCACCACACCCTTTGCCGCATCCGTCAGGAACCCGACGAGCTTGAAGAGCACCTCGCTCGGTGGGTTGAAAGGCATCGGCATTGCAATCTTGCGGATGTCGTCAACGCCCGGAGCACCTTCGATCTCGGTGATTTGTGTCACTTCGACATTCTGCGACTGCCCCGAAATCTTTGCGCCCTTAATCTTGAGCATCGTGGCGGCGTTATTGATATGCGCAGTATCGAGCAAAGCACGCAGACCGCCAGTGATAGCGGCAGAGAGGCCACCGATAAGTTGCGGCAGTCCGATCGCGTATGCACCACGCCATGGGATGAACTTGAACTCGATCATCCAGTCGAGCTTCGCCATCGCTTCGTCGCCTTGCTCCCAGTTCCGGTACATGCCGACGACTTCCGTGTTGTTCTCGTCGATCATCAAAATGTAGGGAGCCAGCTCGCCTTTCGAGTGCGAATCGTCCTCTTCGGCGATGTACGCATATATATGGTACACGCGACGCAGTCCATCGGTGTCGTCACTCCACTGCTTACCCTCGATCTTGTTATTCGCCTTCTCAGGAGAGGATGGCTCCGGCTCCATCACGGCGCGAGTGAACGTCACATCACGGTACAGACCCGACGCCATCCGCGACTCGAATTCCTGCTGGGTGATGTCCTGCACCTCAGTCACACGTTGCGCAGTGTAGAAATTCGCGGCGGAGAAAGGCAACAGGATGTTATCGATCGATACGAACTCCGCGCAAGGACGTTTTTTGCGGTCGTCGTACCAGAGCTTCAGGAACTGCGAGCCGCCCAGTGGCAACTGCGTTAGCATTTGCTCCTGCTCGTCGCGGAACTCCTCGATCTGCTCAGTCAACTGCCAGTTCATGAAGTCGCGTTTGCGCTCGGCCCGCTTCGTTTCCTCTTCGGTGACTTTACCCAAAATGTGTGTACGCACTGGACCATCCGGCGGGAACAGCTCTTTAATGGCACGCGATTCGAAATCAATACAGGCTTCGGCCATCACGGGGTGCACGACTTTGCTGGCACCTTGGAACTGCGCACCACCGGGAGCGTCGTGCCCGAGTCCTGTGCGCTTGAGTCCCTCTTCGTACTGCTTGTCCCGCTCTTTGCGTGCCTCTTTGTCCTTCTCGATCAGGTCGAGGTAGTGCATCGCGAGCTTGTCCAGCTTCCACGAATCAATCTCGTCGGCCATGTTCGCGTAGAAGTCTTGATCCTCGCCCGGACCCTTGAATTCGTCCATCCGCACAATGGCTGAACCGTCCGGTTGCTCTTCCACTTCCGCAAACGGGTCCTCCATGTCGAGGTCGAACACCATGCCCGCCGTGTCCTCAGGACCTTCGGGTGATTCCATTTGCGGTTGTGGGAATTCAGTTGCCATTATCAGCCTTTAATATGTGCGATTTTAACACAGCTCAATTCTCGTGACCATACTCACCAATGTCTTTGGCCGTTTGCCGTAGTCCTTCGTACACTTCGGGTGCACGCTCGCGCATCGCACGAATTCGGGGTCGAATGCTGGAGAGGGGCGCACCAGTCAGCGACTCGGGCAACGCACCCATCATGCCGCGCATCACCTCACCGGGACCAGCCTTGTTATCCAGCGCGGTGAAGACTTCGGGATCTTTGTACGCTTGGTACATGTCGTCAATTCTGAATCGCTCCGGTGCTTTGGGCATCATACTGCGAACGAAATCCATCGCCTGCTCTTCGCTCATGCCTTTGCGCACTGCTTCAGCGATCAACGCGGGGACCATGTCGAAAGTGAACGCTGGTGCCGCAGATTCGACGACTTTAGCTACATTGCCCAAGCCACCCAATTCGGGCAACACACCGCGCATTGCCTGACCCGCCGCTGATTGCAAGACTTCGCGCCGAGACATCGGCGTTTCGCTAATCGATTTTAATGTAGACTTTGCCGCGCCCTTACCGGGATCGATGGTCACGGATTTCTCAGTGATGGCTGGCGCATTCTTGAACATGTCCTTGTCCATCTTGGCCAGTGGGAAATCCGACGCCTTGCCAAGACCGAGAAACCCACGGCGTGCGAGGTCCGGCTTGTCGGCCAGCTTCACACTCTTTTGTGCCATCTCCGCCATCATCTGGTCAAGCGTCTTCTTCACACCGCCACCCTTATTGAAGGGCTGGGGGTCGGGGATGAAGCGTCCACCGTCTTGCATGTCAGGAATCGAGAAATCAATCGCACCGCCATTGGCGAATTTCTTTTTCTTAGGTGCGGCACTCATGTACTGCTGGGCCGACATCGGTGCCTCTTCGAAATCCTTGCGGCGCGTAGCGGTCGTTGGGCTGTACGGGTCACGCCCTTGACGATTGTACTCGTCCATCATCGCCCTTAGCATCTGATTGCTGATCGATGGCTCATCAGGGTGAACACCGAAAATGCGAGGATCGCGATACTGCATGTTGAACGCCATGCTTTCGTACGACGGCTGATCAACGGTTGGCGGATTAGGCGCACTCGGTGGTCCACGACGTCTGTTCAAGTCGGTCATTTCATCCGGGCCGAGTTCACCGGATCGAAACAGCATGCCCAGCGGCACTGAATTGCGCAAACCGGCCAACAGCGTGGCCGCGTCGATTGGGTCTAGGCCCTGCAGGAAGTCGTCGATCAGATTACTGGGCATAAGGGTTCCCTCGGTTGGGTCTGTATTCGTCGTCCACGTAGTCGTTGTCCGGTGGTATCGGATCGATTTGCAGGAACGACATGTCTTTCAGCAGTCGCAGTGCTTGGGACAGCGTGTCGGTCAGGTCATCCCGGTCTGCCTCGGGGAATGAGCACACTTGGGAGACCAGCGGCTCTGCCCAATCGCGCGGTTGGCCCGGATGGACGAGCGATTCGGGAATGTAGACGCGGCCGTGTGCAATGATGTTGGCGACCAGATGCAAACGCTGTACTTTGTCGGCGCGGCCCGGGTTGTAGGCGCGGCACGGCACACCGGCACGCTGTAAGTCCTGCAAAATGCTAATGCCTGACGCCTTGTCCTCGACGAGCACGAGGTCCACCTTTTTGCCGGGGTCGCCGTAGATCGAGCCGTACTCGTCGATGATCTTGGGTCGCAAATCGGGGTACGCGAGGAAGTCCTCCCAGCAGTCGATGAGCATAGCGCAAAGCCCGCTGTCCTCATTCGGCCGAAAGATGCCCCACACGGAGCACGCGGTCGGATCGTTTTGCGTCTTTTCAGTGTACGCGCAGTCGTAGGACTGGAGCACATAAAGGAATTCGGGCAGTACCTTTTTCGCGTCCCACAGCTTGAACCACTCGCGTTTGACGATGCCGTAGTCTTCGGGGTCGATGACCTCCGCGTACAGCTCCTGCCGCCCAATGCGTGTGCCCTCGTACTGCGACACGATTTCGTCACGAAACGTGGGTGCGAGGTTATTGAAATTCTCGTGCGTTGTGCCTGTGGTGACGATGACGCGGTCCTCACTAATCAGGCGGCGTACGATCGGGATGGGCTTTGGCGTGGTGGTGATGCAAACGCGGGGCTTTTGCCCCAGTCGCAGGCCAAACATTAAGTTGGACCACATGTCCTCCGCATTGCGGAATTTCGCCAGTTCGTCCACCCAAGCCAAATCGTGCTGTGGTCCCCGCAATGTCTCGGGGTCGTTGTCCGAGTAGATCGTAGCGATCGCGCCATTGGGCCACTCCAGTCGCCGCTTGGAAGGTACAAATACCGGCTTGCATTTGGGGTGCGAGATGGCCAAAATGCCCGATTCGCCTTCCACCATCACATCGCGTGCGTCGCCCGCGTCTTCGGCAATGAGTGCAATGCGGCCAGCCAGTCCGTTTTCGGCATGGTAGCGCACGAATTCGGCACCACAGCGGGTTTTGCCCCAGCCACGCCCGGCGAGGATCATCCAAATGGTCCAGTCGTCACCCGGTGGTATCGTCTGGTTGTGCCGCGCCCACGTGGGCCAGTCGTAGAAGAGTTCGAGTGCTTCGCGGTCCGACAACTCGTCCACGAACTCGTGCCAGTTCGCCGAATCGACGATAGTCGACTTTTTACTCCGCCTTTGAGCGCGAGTTAAGCC